TTGCAAGAATCATACATGAAGGACAATGAGAAGTCTCCACAGGAAAGGTTTGCATATGTATCAAAAGCTTTCGGTAGTAATCCAGAACATGCTCAACGTCTCTATGACTATAGTTCTAAGCATTGGCTTAGCTACAGCACTCCTATTTTATCTTTTGGTCGTAGTAAGCGGGGGCTTCCTATTAGCTGCTTTCTGCCGTTTCTTGACGATTCTGCTGAAGGATTGGTGGACACTTTATCTGAAGTCAACTGGCTCTCTATGTTGGGAGGCGGAGTAGGAATTGGTTTGGGTATTCGTTCTGCTGATGATAAGTCTGTTGGTATCATGCCTCACCTTAGAACGTATGATGCTTCTTCTCTTGCTTATCGTCAAGGTAGGACTAGGCGTGGGAGTTATGCTGCTTATCTGGACATCTCTCACCCTGACATTATCAACTTTCTGGAGATGAGAAAACCAACAGGTGACCCAAACATGCGTTGTTTGAATCTCCATCACGGTATCAACATCACCGATGACTTCATGCAGTTAGTTGAGAAGTGTATGATTGACCCACAGATGGATGATACGTGGGAACTGAAAGACCCACACACTCAAGAAGTTCGTGAGACTATACCTGCACGTGAATTGTGGCAACGTATACTTGAGATACGAATGATGACAGGTGAACCCTATCTACATTTCATCGACACAAGCAATCGTGCAATGCCAGAGTTTCAAAAGAAGTTGGGATTGAGTATCAAACAATCAAATCTCTGCTCTGAAATTATTTTACCAACCGATAAACAACGAACCGCAGTGTGTTGTTTGTCATCAGTTAATTTGGAGTATTATGATGATTGGAAAGATGACAAACTATTTCTTCGGGATGTTGCTGAAATGCTTGATAACGTGCTTCAGTATTTTATTGATAATGCTCCTACTGCCATCAGTCGTGCTATTTTTTCTGCTAAGCGTGAGCGTTCTATTGGTATTGGTGCTTTGGGGTTTCATGCATATCTGCAAAAACAAAATCTTGCGTGGGAATCAGCACTAGCAACATCGGCAAATGTGAGAATGTTCAAACATATCAGGAATAAACTAAACGATGCAAATCTTGAACTCGGTAATGAACGTGGTGAGGCACCAGATGCAAAAGGTACAGGACAGCGTTTTAGTCACCTTATGGCTATTGCTCCTAATGCTTCCTCTTCTATTATTATGGGCAACACCTCCCCATCTGTCGAACCTTATAGAGCAAATGCATATCGTCAAGACACTCTTTCTGGTTCACATCTAAACAAAAACAAATTCTTGGATAAAATTATCAAGGAGAAATGCGATGCAGACACGAAATTGGATTACCAAGAAATCTGGTCAAGTATCATTGCAAATGACGGTTCAGTCCAACACTTGGATATCTTGGATGATTGGACAAAGGATGTGTTCAAAACTGGTATGGAAATTGACCAACGATGGGTTGTGGATCACGCAGCTAACCGACAGGTGTTCATTGACCAAGCGCAATCCATTAACTTGTTCTTCAGACCTGATGTGAATGTGAAGTATCTACATGCTGTGCATTATCAGGCATGGAAGCAAGGATTGAAAACTCTGTATTACTGCCGAAGTGAAAAGATTGGCAAAGCAGACAAAGTATCAAAGAAGATTGAACGTGAAATTATATCAGAAATTGATTTGAAGCAATTAGCAACAGAGGATGTATGTTTGGCATGTGAAGGATAACAGGAGATAATATATTATGGTAGCCGAAATGATTGTGTGGGGATTTTTCTCTGCGATAGGATGGATGGGAGCAAACTGGACGGTAGATAAAATTGTTCCAGATAAATCAGAAACACAAATTTGCTCTGAATGGAAAGAAGAACGACAATCAGACAATACAATTCAACGAACACGAACCTGCGAACCTAAAAAATAAATATGGCACACTTAGTTGCAAACCTACCACCAATACATTGTTATATCCGTAAAGAATTTCTTTACGACTTCCAAAAAGGTCATGGAGAATATGAACCATGCATATGGATGTCGATTAAAAGTATTCGTGGACAAGCATTTAGAATAGAATCTTACTTACCAAACTATGGTGCGGCTTATGACAAACTACCTCTTCATGCGTTTGTGTCACGCACAACGAATCTTGAACCTGAGAAGTTTCTACCTTTAGACACACTACAAATTTGGGATTGTTTTAGTTATGATTTTTCTGTGATTCAAAAATCATTCTTGAGAAATTTAACTGCCAAGTTTTATGCCAAAGATAAACAATTTTATCAAGGTAATTATTTGTTTACAGTAGACCATTCTGCACCCGACTTAAATATTATAGACACAAGTTATGCAGAGTGGCCAGAAGATCACAAGAGTTTTAATTTTATAGAACTAGACAACGGTCAGTATGCAGCACAACCAAACAATCGTTGCCTATTCTTGGATGCAGCAAGTAATCCAAAGCAACTAAAGTTTCCTGATTTTAAAGTTTGCACTAAGAAGTATGTTGTTGAACAGAATCCAAAATGGTCGTTGGGTGATACCGACACAGTGATGTATGAATAGGAATTGAAAATAAACAGGAAACAAAATGAAAACCCGAATGGCATTGTTTGTACACCAGCCCCGATGTTCAGTTCAATCTGTCAATGGGATTATGAATGCGCTAAGTGAGGATTATACATTTAAAATATTTACAAAGCATGAAATAGAAGATGATTTTTTCAATGATGTAGATGTCATCTGTTTTCCAGGTGGCATAGGTGATTCTGATGCTCACGATTTCCTATTCAAGCAGAATGGGGAATCGATTCAGAAGTTCATCAATGGTGGTGGTAAGTATCTTGGCATCTGTATGGGTGCGTATTGGGCGGACAGCGACTATTTCAATTTACTTGATGATGTTCGTGTGGTACAATATATAAAACAACCTAACACAGATACACACAGACCCCATGCGAAAGCAATGCCAGTAGTATGGGAAGATGTTTCTCTCAAGATGTATTTCTATGACGGTCCGACATTTACAGGAAATAGTTTTAATACTGTTGCGACCTATCCGAACGGTGACCCAATGGCAATCATACAGGATAACATTGGATTGATTGGTTGCCATCCTGAAAGCACAAAACACTGGTATGAATCATATAGTTGGATGAAGAAACAATGGCATAATGATACGCACGGAGAACTACTACTAAACTTTACGAACAAACTAATGGGAAAAGAATGATAAAAAAAACAAACCTAAACTTGCAAGAAGAACGAACACACTTTAAACCTTTTAACTATCCGTGGGCATACAATGCTTGGCTTAAACATGAACAATCACACTGGTTACACACTGAAGTCCCGATGGCAGAGGATGTCAAGGATTGGAAAAATAAACTATCGAAAGACGAGAAAGGTTTTCTCACTCATGTATTCAGATTTTTTACTCAGGGTGACATTGATGTTGCAGGTGGTTATGTTAGTAATTATTTACCTTATTTCCCTCAACCTGAAGTAAGAATGATGCTGCTTGGTTTTGCGGCACGTGAAGCATTACACATTGCAGCATACTCACATTTGATCGAAACACTTGGAATGCCAGAAACAACCTACTCTGAGTTTATGGAGTATAAAGAGATGAAGGATAAACATGATTATGTTCTTAATATTAGCTCACAGAATAGCAATCGGTCTGCTACTGCTGCTCACATTGCAGTATTCTCTGCTTTCACCGAAGGGATGCAACTATTCAGTTCCTTTATCATGCTACTTAACTTCCCTCGACATGGTAAGATGAAGGGTATGGGGCAAATCATTACTTGGTCTATTGTAGATGAAACGCAACATGCCGAGTCAATGATTAAACTGTTCCGCACATACATTGAAGAGAATAAAGATATATGGAATGATGACCTCAAGTCACGCATCTATTCTATCGCAGAGAAGATGGTAGAACTCGAAGATAACTTCATCGACCTAGCATTCAAGATGGGTAAAATGGAAGGACTATCTTCTGAAGATGTGAAACAATACATTCGATACATTGCAGACCGTAGATTGATTAGTCTTGGTCTAAAAGGTATTTTCAAAGTAAAGAAGAACCCACTGCCGTGGGTAGAGGAGATGATTAATGCACCAACACACACGAATTTCTTTGAGAACCGAGCCACAGATTATGCTAAAGGAGCATTGTCTGGAGATTGGGTGGACGTTTGGGGTAAGGCTGCCTAATGGAAATCATCTATCTACTACTGACGACACACATAACAATATTGTGTGTGACAATGTATCTACATCGGAGTCAAGCACATAAGGGAGTTGTATTTCATCCTGTCGTTGCTCACTTCATGCGATTCTGGTTGTGGTTGACAACTGGTATGGTAACCAAACAATGGGTTGCCATACACCGTAAGCATCACATGGCAACAGAAACAGAACACGATCCACATTCACCACATTACTATGGTATTTGGCGTGTTCTGTTTGGTGGTGCTTTTCTATATCACACAGCATCTAAAGACCAGAAGATGGTCGATAACTTTGGAGTAGGCACACCTGATGATTGGATAGAACGAAACGTCTATTCAAAGCATTCAAAGTTGGGATTCTTGTCGTTGCTGTGTTTCAATACTTTGTTGTTCAATGGATGGGGAATTGTCATTTGGTTGATACAGATGGCATGGATACCATTTTGGGCAGCAGGTGTAATCAACGGTCTTGCTCATTGGTGGGGTTATCGCAATCATGTATTAAGTGATGAATCAACCAATCTTGTGCCGTGGGGTATTGTCGTTGGTGGTGAGGAGTTACACAACAATCATCATGATATGCCCGCCAATCCTAAGTTCAGCAATAAGTGGTATGAGTTTGATATTGGTTGGATGTGGATTACTATTTTGTCTAAACTTAAATTGGCAGAGGTAAAACTAGTATGACAGTTTAGTTTCAAAAATGCATTATTATAGATAATAGAATACATCGAATGGTTTCTAACAAATAAAACGGTCACAACGATAAGGTGACTCTGGAACCGTAACCAGAAAGAACAATGGATAAAACCTATCGCAGTATTTTTATATCAGATGTCCACCTTGGAACGAAAGACTGCAAGGCAGGACATCTGAATAACTTCCTCAAGCACAATACATGTGAAACATTATATCTTGTTGGTGATATAATCGATGCATGGAAAATCAAACAAAACAAATGGCGTTGGAAGCAATCACATACCAATGTGGTGCGCCGTGTTCTTGGTCACGCCAAACGTGGCACTAAAGTCATTTACATATTAGGCAATCATGATGAATTCCTCAGACCATACTTACACTATGGTTTAGGTTTTGGTATGTTGGAAGTTAAAAATCAATGCGAACACATTGGTGCAGATGGTAAACATTATCTTGTTACGCATGGCGATCTATTCGATGGCATCACAAGATTGGCACCGTGGTTATCCATATTAGGAGACAAAGCATATGATTTCGTTCTTTCTATCAATTCTCGATTCAATTGGTTCCGTCATCGACTTGGCTTTGGTTATTGGAGTCTTAGCCTTTATCTTAAACAAAGGGTTAAACGAGCTGTAGATTTCATGTTTCAGTTCGAGAAGAACCTTGCAGGTTACTGTAAGAAAAAAGGTTATGATGGTGTGATATGTGGTCATATACACAAAGCAGAGATAAAAGAAATAGATGGTGTAACATATATGAATGATGGTGATTGGGTTGAATCATGTACAGCATTAGTTGAGCATCACGATGGTCGATGGGAAATAATCACATGGACAGAGGAGCACGATGATGGCATGGATGATGATATTGATAGCAGTTCACCTAAACGACCCAAGCGACCAACCAGGAAAAATAACACTGGAATTTCCCGACCAGCAGAGTTGTGAACAATCAAAAGCAACCATGACATATTGGTTGAAGTTCAAAGGATTTAAGATAGACGCATCGTGTCATAAAAAATAGTCTTAAAACCTGTGCTAAATAAAAGTTTCGAAGGAGTCTATTATGAAACTTTTATTATCTTTAGTAATGGCAGCATTTTGTTCTTTATCTTTTGCAGCAAAGACACCAGATGGTGTTACGTATGAAGCGGTTATCCTTCGTGTTAGTGATGGTGACACCGTAGTTATTGCTGCACCATTCCTACCACCCCCACTCAAACAAGAATTAGCCGTTCGTGTTTTTGGAGTTGACACACCAGAAAAAGGATTTCGTGCTCAATGTCCACAAGAAGACCAACGTGGTCAAGCAGCATCGGCATTCACCAAAAATCTAGTTAATAAATCAGTCAAACGTCAAGCGACACTTTACGGATGGGATAAGTTTGGTGGCCGTGTATTGGGTGACATCATACTCGATGGTCAAAGTCTTCGTGCTCAACTGATTGCAAACGGTTTTGCACGTGAATACTTTGGTGAAGCTAAACAGTCATGGTGTAACTAATGATTAAACTAAACCATGAATGTTCAGCCTGTGGTTCCGACTTTACTCTTCAGTATGATGAAATGAATACAGAGTCAGACCCAAATCACTGCCCATTTTGTGGGGAGTATATGATTCTTGAAGAAGAGGACTTCGGTGACGCCGATGATGACGATGATGATGAGGATGACGATCATCTATGACATGGTTATTATGTGAGAGTGAATATATCGATGATGGAATGTGTTTTGGTTTTGTGTATATGATAGAGAACACAATTACAGGACGGAAATACATTGGACGCAAATACTTTACACAAGCTGGCTACAAGCAAGTCAACGGCAAAAGAAAGAAAATCCGAAAACCATCTGATTGGAAAACCTATTACGGTTCCAATGCAACACTTCAAGAAGATGTCTCAATCTTAGGTGAGGATAAGTTCGTAAGGACTATCCTTCACCTTTGTAAGACTAAATCGGAATGCTCATACTACGAGACTGCCGAGATATTCAAACGAGATGCTCTGGTATCGCCTGATTACTACAACGATTGGGTGCAGTGTAAGATACGCCGAGCACATCTAACCAATATCCAAATATCAGGTATCACTAAATAAAATATTGCATTGCACCAAATCTCTCCTATATAATATCATAGGAGGGCTTTACAAATGCTAAAAAAACTGATAGAATGGTTCATAAGACCACAACTAAGCGAAATAGAATATTATATTTCGTCACACAATCCAAAAAACACGGCGGATGTGGAGATGTTAATCAACGAATTCAACTACAAAAGGAAACTACAATGTTTTTAAATCAACCCCAATTCCCTGTATTCTACACATTCAATGATGTTACTCGCAAAGCAGAAGATGCAGCAGTAAAAACCATTGATTTCAACAAACAATTGATGGATATCACTATTGCCCATTTCGACTCAATTACAGATAATCAGTTTACTACATATACGAAGAAGGTAGCAACTTTAAATGAGAATGTAGCAAATGACGCAAAGAAAATCATCAAAACAGAAAAATCTGCAACTGGAGATACAAAGCAAAAGTAGATTTTACCAACCAGTGAATCGCAATGGGTGGTGGATTAAGTTCTCCACCTATCGTGACCACTACATATTACTAATGATTGTCTCACGATACACTGCACAAACAATCATTCGGTATTATCTCGATGAAGATGAAGCAGTCGCATTCATTAACTTTGTCACTACCTGCAATCCCAATGATCTAATCGAATCCGCCTAGGAGTTATTATGAGTTTTGTCGTGAACAGTTTGCTCAAATCCAGAGCAATGGTAGATGCCCTACTAGAAAATAATGAATCAAGTTTCGGAAACGCAGCAACCCCTCAACCACTCACTGAACTACTAAAAGCATCAGGTGCATGTGTTGATTCACTTCGCAACGGTGGCAAAATATTCTTTATGGGCAATGGTGGTTCGGCAGCAGAAGCACAACACCTATCAGCAGAGTTAGTCGGTCACTTCATGCAGTTAAGCAAACCCTATGCTGCACTATCATTGAATACGGATACATCAGCAATCACTGCTATCGGCAATGATTACGACTTCAAAGACATCTTTGCACGACAACTACATGCACTTGGAAAACCAGGAGATATTGCGGTCTATCTATCCACATCTGGACGGTCACAGAACATCCTAGAAGCAATGAGAGCAGGTAAGATGATTGGTATAACCAACATTGCATTCACTGGTCAGGTGACACGTTACATGCAAGAATGGGCAGACTACTACATCGCCATACCATCCACATCCACACCACAAATTCAAGAAGGTCATTTGATGTTGGGTCATATCTTATGTGACTACATAGAAAGTAAGTTGGAATCAACAACACTGAATGATAACTTCTAATGTATGCCCATTCTCAAAACCTGTCCTAGATGTAGTGTTCAACACCAGAAACGAGGACCGTATTGCTCACGTTCATGTGGTAATGTTCGTGAGCATACAGAAGAAGATAAAGCAATACGAGCGCAGAAACTGGTAGAGTATCATCAAACACCAGAAGGTTCAGCAACTAGAGAAAAATCATCACGCATTATGTCAGCCAAAAGAAAGGGTGAAGAGTGGGAAGAAGTTGGCCAAGAAGATTTTGCTGTTGACATACCCGATGTTCACGATTACGTTTCAGACTATGATGACACGTGGAATAGGGCAGAAAAGTGGTAATCACGTTGACACTGTAACCCCATTATGATACAATGAGAATATGAAAGCACACTCAGTAAATGACTTAGATAATTTTATCGGTGGTTGGTATATTGATACAGACCTTTGTGATGAACTAATAAATTACTACGAGGAAAATCCCAACAAGTATCAGGGATTTGTTGGTCAACATGCAGATGGTGTTGGTGCAGTGAATGAAAAATCAAAAAAAAGCACTGAAGTGGTTCTTGATTTAACAGGCAATAATGAATTATGTAATGAGTATGGGAGGCAACTACAAAATGTATTGGATAAGTATTTTGAAAAATATCCGTGGAGTAATGGATATAACAAATTCAAGATAGTATCAAATGTGGCCATTCAATACTACAAACCGAACGATGGATTTTATGTATGGCACACTGAAAGAACAGGAGCACCAAGAGTAGCATCTCGACATTTAGTTTTTATGACTTATTTAAACAATGTTAGTAATGGTGGGACTGAATTCTTTCATCAAAAACTCATCACTCAAGCAGAGCAAGGATTAACTTTAATATGGCCAGCAGATTGGACATTTACACATCGTGGAGTTATATCTCCAGATCAACATAAGTATATTATTACAGGTTGGCTTGACTATTATTAATACTATGAAATACATCTTTAACACAATACTAAAAGCATTTTCGTGGAAATACACACCGATACTATTCATCGGTATTTTTATATTCATGTGTTCCACATCGTATGCAAAAGGCAAAGCACATGCTGATACCAGCACTGTCGCACACTATAACATCACCAAAGATACGTGGATTGTATCGCAGAATATCAATAAGACTCGACCACTCGCATCAATGACTAAACTCATGACTGCAATGGTAGCATTGGATTACAGCAAGGACTTGAATCGTAAACTTGTATTGAAGACTAGAGTTGGTTCACGACTACCAGCAAAAGAATTCACTCGCAACGAATTGTTTCATGCCATGTTAATCCGTTCAGACAATGCAGCAGCAGAAACGATTGCCGATGACTATCCAAATGGACGGTCAGCATTCATCAAGGCAATGAATGCGAAAGCAAAGGCAATGAACCTATCATCCACCGAATTCAAAGACCCAACTGGACTGAGTGGTTCTAATCTGTCTAGTGGCACTGATATGGTTGACATAGTAAAGGCAGCATCCAACTATGAATTGATACGCAAGACTAGCATAAAGAAACAAACCATTATCGAGACACATTACAAGACCAAGATTCGGTCTATCGTGCTAGAGAACACAAACAAACCACTGCTATTTCAGTTTGATGATATCGTTATAAGTAAAACAGGATTCACCAACTCGGCAGGATGGTGTGTTGCACTACTGGTAGAACATTGGACTAAACGACCACAACAAGAACCCACTGCTATGGATAAGTTTCTATCCTATTTTGATGGTGAACCTGATAGGAACATCGCACGTGGTGTCTTAGAACAGCATGTGATTATCATTATGGGTGCAAAAAATAAGTCTGAACGTATTGCAGAAGTGCAGAAACTAATGTATAATCATATAAACGATCAACAGATATCACAGTGGAATTATGATTGGAAGATAAATGAAAACAGCAAAGAATAGAACATGGACAGAATGGCCAACAACCAAATCATTGGAATGGCCATTTGAAGAAGTCGAGTTATCATTTCCGATGAAACGACCACGTGAAGGTAAAGCAAAGATAGAAAGTATGACAGATGAGGAACTGATAAACAGTATGCCGATATTAGAAAATGAAGAGATGTGGGCAAGTCGTGTTATTGATGAAGCTGCGAGAGAACAACTAAACAAAATAAGTGAGAATGAAAATGTCAACGAAAAAAAATAAATCAGAAACTGTAAATGTTGACAATATGTCATACTATGCACATCATCTTTTTCCAACACCAGTTGTTTTCTCGAACATCAATAGAAAATTCACAAAAGATGAATTAGATTTTCTGAGAAAACATAGCAACGGTGATAAACTGAGAGTCAACACTGGTAATCATTCATCAAAAAATAATAATGTTCTTGAAGAAGAGGTGATGAAAGATATAAAGCAATATTGTAAAAGTTTTGTCGATAAGTATTTGCAAGAAATTATATGTCCAATGCATGATGTTGAATTGTATATCACACAATCATGGCTCAATCGAACAACGAAGGGTGAATTTCATCATAGGCACAATCATGCAAACAGCATTATTTCTGGTGTGCTCTATATTAATGCTAGTCCAGAACTCGATAAAATAATCTTTTATAGAGACGGTTATCAACAACTACAAGTCACAAAAAAATCGTGGAATGATTTTAATTCAGAGTCGTGGTGGTTTACAGTTAGAACAGGAGATATTGTTTTATTCCCCTCACATTTAACTCACATGGTTGAAAATGTAGTCAGTGACAAACCTAGAATAAGTTTAGCATTCAATACATTCTATAAGGGATATGTTGGTGAAAATGATGCTCTCACTGGATTACATTTGGGATATGAGACACCTGTATCTGAGAGAAAATATAAAGAACTGACTGAAGAAGAGAAACAAACAAGAGATAAGCAGTCATATTAACTAATGGACGAATACTTCGCACCTAAAATGGGAGAACATGTCGAACCATCGGGGAATG